GTCAAAGCGCCCCAGCCCGGACATGTCGAATCCGCCACTTTCCAGGGCATCGCGCTCAGCCTTGATCTGGGCCCACTTGCGGGCCTTGGCGGTGTCGACATCGTCGGCCGCAGGATCTGCAACATACACGCCACCGGCAAACAGGCCCTCTTCCTGCGCCGCCAGGGCGCGCTCCAGCGAGCCAACCGGGTCTTGCACGTCCAGCGCGCTCAACGGCAATACGGGGTACTCCTGCCACAGCAGGTGCGCGTCTTGCGCCTTCTCCGCACTGGGGTACATGTGCACCTGCACCTTGATTGCCAGGTCGACCAGCTCGGACTTGACGATGCGATGTGCGGCCGCAACCCCGTTGGGCGTGGGTATGGTTTTGAGAATCGCCATGGCTACCTTTTTGGTTAACGGTTGATGATGAGAGCGTTCAAGGTCAAAGAATTCACCTGGCGCTGATTGGCTGCAGCAGGGCTAATCGAAACGCTGCGGACCTGAATCGCGATAGTGGTAGCGGCCGTCAACGAACCATCGGCCACACATCCGGGGATGTTGAACAACTTCACGGTGTTGCCCAGGTCTACTGAACCGGTTGGAGAAAGCGTGACAAGCATCGCCACGACACCGCCCACAACGACTTGCAGGTCTACCTCATATAGCCTTGCGTTTGCCGACGTCGCGTTGGCGTCGATACTGCTGAACACGTAGTACCCGAACCCAGAGAGAACGGCAGATTTACCTGCTGGCAAACTGAAACTCAGGATGGTGTTCCACGCTGTGTTTCTTGTGATCGTTACCGGCCCTCCAGAAAACGCACGGCTCTGGCTCACGCTACCGGGCGCCAGCTGGGCCATCTCGATCACGTTGAGCTTGCTCAGGCGCAGGCCATTGGTTTCGTCGTACGACAGATCACTGCCCAGCTGGAGCATGCGCGTCGCGCCGGTGGCACTAAGGTTCCAAAACGAGGTGTTCGCCGCGTTCTGGATACGCCCCGCCGTCACAGTCCCCAGGTTCGCCGCAATAGCGCTCAGCGAGGCCACGTTGATCTCGGTGGCAGTCACAGCGCCTGCAGCGAGCTGCGCCGCCGTGATCGTCTTGGCTGCGATCTTGGCCGCCGTCACTGCCGCTGCCGACAGTTCGTTGGCTGTCACGGAGCCGGCAGCAATCTTGTCCGTGGTGACGGAGTTGGTGGCCAGGTGCGAAGCCGTGATGGAACCCGCCGCAATGCGCGCAGCCGCCAAGGTGCCCGCCGTGATCTTGTCTGCGGACAGATTGCCGATCATGGCGTTCACAATGGCGCCGTTTTGGATCGCCGCCGTACCCACCGCGATGGCGTTGGCGGCAATCTTGGCAGCCGAGATAGCGCCGTCAACGATCAAAGATGCTGCCGCTTTCTTGCGGATGGTCACGCTACCGAAATACCCGCCTGTCACTGCACCCTGAAGTACACGGAACCCCAGTGCTAGTCGGCTATTGCTGCCCGTAGACAAAGTGAATTCACGATATGCAGCCCCGTGCGCTGCCGCGTCGGCAAGACTGAGTGCAATGGTTTCTGCTCCCCAGTTGATCGTGGCTCCGCTGGACACGCCCATCTTTGTGAGCGCCTGCAGCGTAACTGGGCCAGTGCTACCAACACGCGCCATTTGCAATGACACCAGATACTCGCTATTGGATTCAAGCTGAATACCCACATCAGCAAAGCACCACACCGTAGCGTCGCTGGATGCAGCAGCCGTCTCGGTTATGCGGATCACACGCTTTGCGCCATACGCAGTAGACGCATTCACGAGCGTATACGCAGTCGTGGACGTGTAGGCCGCTGGGTCCTGCATGTCGTAGTCTGGATACGCATTGGACGCGTCCGTCAGCACCATTTTGGTGGCCGTGATCGCACCAGCAGCAATCTGCTCAGCATTCACTGCCCCTGCAGCGATAGCTGCCGCCGTTACAGAGTCCGCCGCCAGCTTGGCTGCCGTGATGGCGCCGGCCGCAATAGCCTCGGCCGTCACCGCATTGGCCGCCAGCTTGGGGGTGCTGATCGCACCGTCCGCAATCTGGGTGGCTCCGATCTGCCCGGACACATCCGCCGCAGCCGTGGCCGCCGAGTACTTGCTGCCATCCCACCGGTATAGCTTGCCTCCATACACAATGGTGCTGGTGCCCTTGACCGTGGGTAGGGCCCCGCTTGCAACGATGCCCACCGGCTCGATGCCGCTGGCAAACTTGGTCGCATCCACGGCCTGGGCCGCCAGCTTGGCTGCCGTCACCGCGCTGTTGGCCAGGTTTTCAGCCTCCACCACCAACGCGCCCAGGTCGCTGTTGCCGACCTTGCCCACGGTCAAGGTGACCGGGCCTGCGGGCTGCTGCGACTCCACGCCATCCACCGTCTTCCACTTGGCCCAAAAGCGGTAGGTCTTGCCCAGCTGGACACCAGTCGTGGCGATATGCTCCGGCCCGGCAGACGCCAGGCGTGCAGCGGCAAACCCGGGGTTCGGCACCTCCGCCGTGACCTCCGCCACATAGAAATTGCTGCTGGCATGGCCGTGGCCCTGCTCATAGGCAGGCAGATCCGTCTGCAGCGTGGCACTGGTCAACGCTGCAGAGGCCTCAAACCCCGTAGGCGTGGGTGGCGGCGTCAGGTCCGGCTGAAAGATGTCGTCAAACACCCCATCCAGCTGGACCACGGTGCGCACCACGCCCGGGGCCAGTTGCCCTGCCGTGTCGATCGCACGCAGCCCAAAGGTCCACTGCCCGGCTTCCGGCTTGGTGGTCTCGAACTGGGCGGTGTAGACATCGTCTGCAACTCCCAGCGGCTGCATGCCCTCCCAGCTGGCCTCAGTCAAAGGCACATCACCGGGCAGGTAGCGGATCTGCACCCCGGCCAGCGCGGCGGGCTTGTCCCCCGAATAAGACCACATGAACCGGCGCAGACCACCATCCACCTGCATCACGGCAAATTCCCCGGGGTTGCGGGGCGGCACTTGCGTCGCCGTCGTGATGTACAGCAGCGCAGCCGACTGCCCGACACGCCCGCCAGGGCTGAAGGGGCGCACCTCGATCAGCCACTCCCCCGCCCCATCGATGCGGAACGTGCTGCGGGTGCCCGTGGCATTGCCGTCGACCAGGCGCAGTTCGCTGCCGTCGCGGCCCGCCCAGACCTGGGCGTGGTCGTAGTCGCCATCCACCTCCCACTGGACGTGCAGCTCATACCACTCGGTGTCCCCTTGCACATTGACCTGCTCCTGCACGCGCAAGTCGCGCGCGGTCGGCCGGCCCAGTTGCGGGATGCTGCTCTGGTTGGGTGCAGGCACATAGGTGCCGTTGAGCACGTAGTCCCAAAACTCCGGCCCTTCAGGCACGCAAGAGACGGCAGCGCCGGACAGGTCGCGCTCGGGCTCAATGCCGGTCACGCGCACGCGGTAGCCTGGTGTGGGCTTGAAGTCCGCACACCACAGGGTGTCGTGCGCAGGGTTGTCCAGGCCATCGCCCGGGAACGCCACGCCTGCGGGCCACTCGCCCACCAGCTCCACAACGTCCGAGGCCTCGGCCATCGGCACCATAGGCCACACGCGGTAGTCACGCTCACCCGGGATGCGCAGGCCCATGTGGGGCGTGGCCAGCGGCGGCACGGACTCATCCAGCTGCAGCCGGATCTTGCCGCCCACGATCTGCGCCGCCATCACACGGCCGCCAAAGCCCCACTGCGTCAGGTCATGCGAAACGGACAGCACGCTCAGCCGGCGGTAATCCAGGTGCTCGATGTCCGCCTGAAAATGCACCGTCTTGAACTGGTACAGGCTTTGCGCCAGGTGATAGCGCGCCAGCACGGCGGCATGCGCCTCACTGGTCACACCCTCGCCCGTCACCCGGGCCGGGTTGAGCATGGTGGTCACGCCAGGGGCCGTCACCCGCAGCGTCTTGGTTTCCCAGGTGTTGCGGTCCAGGTACTGGTACTCGATGCCGTCAGCCGCATTGCCCAGCACGTAGTCCACGCTGAAGCCGGCTTTTTTCATGTTGGCCATGTTGACCACGGCGCTGATGGGCTGGCCGCTGCTGACAAAGGCCACGGTGGGCCGGCTGCCATCGGTCCAGGTGAACTGGCCCATGCCGGCCAGTGCCACTTCGTCGCAGAACTGCTGCAGCGACATTTGCTGGGTCACCCAGCGGTCGTAGGTGTAGCCCTTGGCCTTGCAGTGCAGCATGAAGGCTTTGAGGCCTTCGATGTCGATCTGTTCGTCCGACATGCCATAGCCCCACTGCAGCACATCCTTGCCATCGCGGTCCTTGGCGTACACGCCGCGCAAGGTCTGCAAAATGATGGCGCCCGGGTTGCTCAGCCCCTCCTCACGGGTGGTCGCAGTCGCCCATGCCAGCCCATCCCACACCGGCAGCGGGCGGGCGCGGTAGGTGGCACGTAGGGTGTCCAGGCTGCCAGACAGCTGGCCCGTGGATTTGATCTTGATACCGATGCGGCCCCATTGGCTGTAGTCCGTGGTGTCGGCCTGGATGGTGCGCAGCGATGTCCATGCCACCTGGCGCGTGGTCTTGTCCGGGTTCGGTCCGTCCAAGCGGCGCATGCGCACCTCATACTGGCCTGACGGCACGGCTTTACCGAAGGTGGCGCGCCGGTTCTCTGTCGTGTTGTTGCTCAGCTGCTTGGGGGCAAAGAGGTTCTGCCAGGCCGAGGTGCCCACGGCACGGTATTGCGCCTCCAGGTTCAGGTAGGCCCGCTTCAAGCCCTTGTTGCCCTGGGTAAAAAGCTGGTACTCCAGATCCACGTGCAGTCCCACGGCACCTGCGGAGCTGGTGCGCGTCACCCACGCAGTGGTGTCCGCCAGTTCACCACCGGCGATGGTGTCCACATTGCTGTACAGGGGCACGGCCACGCTGGGCATGCCGCTGAAGCCATTGTGGTACACGCTCACATCGGTGTACGAGGTGATGGGCGTATCACCGATGGCCAGATCCGCTGCTGTGTGCACATTGATGCCACCCAGCAAGATCACGGACATGTACTGGTCTTCCCCTTCAGACCACGTATAAGACTGACTGGCCAGGTCAGGCGTGACGCGCATTTCCCCCCACAGCACCGGCAAAGGCTCGTAAGGCCTGGCCGTATTGCGCTGGCCGCTCAGGCTGTACACCTGGCGTGCAGCGGCCACATCGCCGACCTTGGGCACTTTGGGGCCGAGGACCTTGTTGATCAGCATGGAGCCGGCAATGACAACCCCAGCCTGGATCGCTGCCAGTGCAAACCCGGCGGAGGCGGCCACATAGGTGCCGCCCGCTGCGCCATAGATCCCGGCGGCAATACCGCCAGAGAACCAGGCTAGCGCGGCAACGGCCACCAGCTGAACGGCCTGCTTGGCCACCACGGCACGGCAGGCAATGTGCATGCCGTGCTTGGGGTAGACGTGGGCCCACATGGCG